TAAACCAATTTCTACTAATGGCTTGACTCCAGTTGGCACAGGGTTAGGACCTAATAATGAGTCTATAGCAGCATCGGCAAGGGCGTGGCGAAGGCGAGTATTGTCCATCTCGTTCTCTGTTCCTTCTTTCATTACCTTGTTGACAGTCAGCTCTGGGATTGATTTAAAGAAGAAACTAGCTGATGTGTGCATTGGAAATAATAAACCATTGTCCATGCCAATAAACTTGGTAAGCGACTTAGGAATGTAGATATTACGCACTTTAGTTTGGTCATCTAGCTCTTCATAATCATCTTCTCCGCCAACCGCCAATGAATAAAGAATGACGTAAAAAGAGAACAATGCTGCTGTATTACGTAGCTGTTTCAAGGCTGCTATCTTATCTTTTCCAGTGTATCCAGACCCAGCCAAAGTCATTGCCAACACATCAATCTGCTGGGCATAGGCGTTCATAAAGGATACAGTCCTGGTCAAGAACTGGGCTAAACGGCCTGAACCACGTTTTTTAAAGTCAATAATGTTGTTTGCAGATATGAGAGCCTGCATTTGATCTCCGTTTGGAAATGCGCCGTCTTTACCTGTTTTTGTTTCAAGCAAGACACGATTGTATATAGCTACACGCTGTGCCATATCTGAGGCATCGCCAATTTGATCTAATTTGCTTATTAGCTTATCTAGCTTGTTGTTTTCTAGTAAACCAATCTTTTGTTTTAGTTCCATTTCTGCAGTTCTAGCGTATGACTGAAAGCCACCTATTCCATAGGACTGTAAGAGTTCAACTATAGGATCACCGCCTTTTACTGCCTTTGCAAAACCAGCAAATACTTCGCCCCAGAGCTTGGTTGGATTCTTGACTCCAGAAACCAGCGCAGCTGTTGGGGCATCCATAAATAGCTGTCTTACTTGGAACTCAGGCCATAGCGTAATACCTCTGCGTAAGCCGTTTGCCGCCATGCCAAGTATATTCATGCCAGGAATAGCAACGTCTTCCATACCTGTAACAGACTCAGCAATCAGTGGATCTTTGATTTCAACAATAATTCTACGACCATTGCGTAAGATATTTAAACGAACTGCGCCATTCGTTGTAGATCCTTCTTTTGGAAAGACTGCTACCCTCCCTTTAATACGGGTTGCATAAGAATCAACTACACGGTTGGCGGCGTAGTTACGCATAGAGTTACGGGTAATGGTCATAACGTTGTGAAGCATGTTATCCACAATGTCATCAATGTCCCTATTTACTTCGGTATCTTTAAATTTTTTCTCTTTGGCAATATTGGTATTGCTACGAACACTACCCATAGTGGTATTGTCGTGAACGTCCTCCATGTCATCTTGGATGCGATACCAAGGAACATAATCTTTAATGCCTTTTAGCCGTTCTGCACGTTTCTTGCTAATGATCTTGCTGAACAACATCATGTCAATCATATTTTGATTTACTTTGGTCCAGTTCTCCATCATCGTGCGTAGCTCTGGATTTTTTTCATCTAATTTGCTGTAGAAATCTATTTGCTTTTCAGTCATGCGAACCTTCTTCTTCGCAATACCGATCTGCTTCAAGTCTTGTTTGGCATCTAAGAGGTCATTAAGAATTTGATTAAGCTGATCTTCCGCTAGTTCTGGCGCACGGCGCTGCGCATCTAAACTAGCAATCTCCTGTTCTATTTTCTGGTATTCATCATTGATGCTTTTAGAGCGCTTGGCCTCAAAGAACATTTGAATCATGTCGTTTGCGCGTTGCTCACCTTCTCTGGCTATCAACTTCGACTTTTCAATGATTACGTTAGCCATAGAGAATGGGCGTTTGATTGCTTGGAACATCTGGCTATCTATATTGAACGCCAATGATCCCTGTCTAATAACTTCTACGGCAATATTGCCAGCGTGTAAAGCATTGGTAATAGCAATAGAAGCCATGGCTCTACCTTGACCATCACGCAGCTTGCCAGCAAAACCAGCTGCCTTTTGGTTAATTCTCTCCGCCAATTCCAAGCCAGCACCAAACCAGACGTTCTTATTACGAACATAGGTAATGCCTCGGAGTAGTTTGCCACTCATGGCTTTGTAGGCCATGGCTGGAGCATCTATGGTGTTGTCGTAGGCTTGTTTTGCCTGTTTTGCACCGCCAAGTAAAGTGTCTTTTACTGTAGATGAAGCCCTAATTGGAGTGTTATTAAAGCCATCTTCTGCAAATTGCTTATCAAATTCGTCTACTTTTTCTTCGGCATCTCTACTAAAGTACCCAACCCTGTTTTCCCGTTTTTGTTGCTGACGTTCTTTGTTAATCTCTGCTTGAGTTTTTACTTTTGCTGCTTCTAAAGATGGGAAGCTGACCGCACCCTTACGATCAAAATAGTTTTCGGCAAAGTTTAATAGTTCAACAATATCTCTATCAGAGAAGTTAATGGTAAATCCTTGGCTTCTTAACCAATTGCGAATGGCTTGAATAACACGCTGTATCAGCCCTATTTTGTACATGCCACGTTCTGCCATGTTTGCTACTATTTCTTTTGCCCTACGCTCTGGTGATAAGCCAGGCTGTGTTCGATCTACTTTGGCAGCTATCTCTTTAACAATGCGAGAAGTCTTTTCTAGACTTTGAACATTCTTAACCAAGTCTGCCATTAGCTTTGGTCCCAGCATTTCTTCTAAAAGGGCGTGACCAATAGCCTCATGCGCCAATACTTCCTGTACTCTTTTTGCATTTGGTAAGTTATCTGCAATTAAGTAAATGGTTCTACCAGACAGCCACATTCCTTCTACGTCTGCTGGTGCAGTATTGTCTGGCAATTCATCTACGGATTGAAGAACATTAATCGTAATTCCTTTTATAGGAACAACCTGTGCTTGAACAGCTTCAACCGTTTGTCCGCCTTCTGCAGGACCTCTTGACGCTAAACCTTTTTTACTTTCGCTATCGTCAAATTCAACTTTCATTACTTCACGAGCAAAAGTAGCGTTGTCTGCCTCTACTGTAGCTGGGTAATTTTTATGTAAGAACTTAACTAAAGCTATGATTTTTTCTGGATCTGTTAGTGAATCGCTACCAGACATCTCATATGCTTTGTTACCCTTTTTAGCAAGGCCACCTGGAATCAAGTTTTTAATTGCTGGGGATGTTATTAATTTTTTTGGAACATCTCCTGCAATCGTTACTTTAAAACTATTTGGTCTATAAGTATCAATACGCAACTGCCATGATTGTGCTGAGCCACGCAATATAACGCCACCCATATTGCCTACGCTTTCATCATATTTTGGCAAATTAGGAAGCATTAAAGACTGCAAGCTATTACTTAAATCTTTATATGATTCAAGTTGAGTGCTCTCATATTTTTTCTGTAATAGGGAGTCCCAAACGGCTAACAAATATTGAACCGCTGACTCTGGATTTCTTAACCGAATTGCTTGTTCGCTAATTGCGACTGGCACATACTTTGATGGCATGACTACGCCAGATATTGCTTCTTTAGTATTGTTTAATGTAAATTTAGCAATTTCACCGCCACTGGAATCAAACAACTGGGCAGCCCGTAATATGTTTCCTAGAGCTATGTATCTAGTGGTTCTTCCGCCAGTAACCGACTTCAGTGCAAACCAATCCTCTAAAGGAGGGTTTCTTGAGGGATAAGATCGTTCAATTGATGTGCCTTCTAATGTTGCTAAAGTGGGAGATATCCTACCTTCAGGAATATTCCGTTTGATAATAATTTGGAAGTTAGATGGCGAATAAGGATTACCAGTCTTGGACTTTCCTATTCGTGTTTTATCTACCTTAATTCCTATAACTACAGCAGCAGATGGAACACTGTTAAGTATAAAAGAGTCAAATCCATTTCCAATGGCAAAAGTGTCACTCAATGCCAATAGAGTTCTATCTTTGCGTTCATTAAGTGTGGCAAATTGATTATCTAACGCTGTTTTTAGCTTGTTTAACTCTTCTATATCTTTTTCAGTAGCTGTTGGATTTTTTATATCCTCATCAATTTTTTGCTGTTTAAGAACAATTTGGTTTCTTACTTCAATGTAAACGCTGTTTAACTCTGTCTCTATTTCATTGACAACTTCCTGAGCTGTCCTTCCGTTCAATGCAAAACTGATGTCATCTTTTATGTTTTGGACAGTCGGTATTGAGCCGATAATATCCACGTTAAACTGTGCCATTACCACATCAGTTAAAAATGGATTGGAACTATCTAAACCTTCTTCAATTAAGTTTTCTTTAATGATTTCAGCTTCTAACGGCAATACCCTTCTTTCTAATGCGTTAGTTCCTGTAGCATTTCTGAGATCTATTGCCGCTATATAACTAGCTTCAATGGAATCAAAAAATTCTTTTTGGTCTACCGAAGACAGCAACCCTGCTGTACCTGAAGCCGTATGAGCCAAGTCCGATCCAGCTGCGTCTGCAGGGTCTGAATATTGATTTACATTTAGAAATGCTTGTATGTCTGGGTGTTCATTCAAATATTCGGCTGTTGCTACATCGCCGTACATATTAATAAAATCTACTCCATCAACCTTTGTACTGCTAGATCCACCAGAAGTATTTGACTTTAGGCTAGACAATTTTTTACGCAACATGGCTAAGATTCGTCTCTCAGCTGGTATTCCAGTTGCTAACATAGTGAATGAAGGCCATTCAACTTGACCTGTTCTATGTATTCTTCCTAATAACTGAATGAAAACACTAATATCTCCATGCGGCTGCAGAACAATCATATGCCGTGGGCGTTGATCAAATGCATCTACTGAGGCATGCAACGAGATTCCAGTTGCGCCTGCGGAGTTAATGATCAATACATCAATTGGTCCTGCCTTAGATTCCTCGCCATTTTGATATGACGAAATCATACTTGTACGACTAGGATTGTCTAAAGTTACATACTTTGGTACGTCTCCAGAATAGTCTATTCCGTTTTTTCTACCTGTAATTTCTTTTACAACTAAGTTTCTTGCTTTTACCCCTTTAGGTGGCGTATCTCCAACGTGAGTTTTTCCATCAATAGTCCATACATATTTTTGTTCTAACTCTGTACGTATGTAATCAATTGGTGCTGCTGGCAAATCAGATTGGAAATTTTCTAACGCATTATCAACGTTCTCATATCCAGCTCGGATACTTGGCGGCATCAAATCGTTAGGGATAAATACCACTTTATCCATTTCTTTGTCAACGGAAGATTTTAACGTTACTTTTGTGGTGGATTTTACGGCACGGCGAATTAATGTTTGCCATCCAAAGTCAGGAATTTCATCGCCTTTTTTAATGTTGTTTTGTGCAACAAAATCTTCTAATGCGCTGCCATTGGTGCTTTGCAATCCAACAACTACTTTTTCATTGTTGTTAAGTTTGTCAACAACCATGTCTACAGCAGTTTGAGTTTTAGTCGAAAGTAGTAAAGAACCTATGTAGTTATGCACAACAGCCGTAAATGGAGTGCCTTTTACTTCTTTAAATGCTAGTGGTCCAACTTTACCTATATACGCTCCTGGAGGACCCAACTTAATTACTGCCTCTGTGCCAGCAGCAGTTTTTATCCATTCTTTTAAAGCTCGATCTGCATTGACTAAAGATCTTAGTATTTCTGTAACTTTGTCAACTTCTCTAGTATCTCTGGCAGTGTTCTTATCATCAATAACAAAATCCATTGTTACGCCTTCATACGATCTTTCTCGGCGTATCATTGAGCCAGACTCTACCAACATCTCTGAAGATATTTGTTGCAACACATCGGTTTTAACGCCTTTACCAAACAAGGCTGTTAAGTCTTCTGGAGTATCTGCAGCGTAACGTAAATTTGTATGAATATACAACGGCATGTTATCTGGACGTTTTGCAAACGTAGCAGATAAGTAAACAGTTGGCGGCGGCTTCCAACCTTCAGGCGTTTCTTCATCTTTGCCTAACAAATTTTCACCTGTTAACAAAGACATAAAGAAAGCATTTTGACCCATTGAGTCTTTGTCGCTTGGCGTACCAGCAGCGTTATGGGCTTCGTCCATAATTAATACAGCGTCTCCACTTGCGACTAAAGATGCTATTGCTGCTTGTCTTGCCGAAGATCCTGTGCCACCGTTTAACTGAGAATATGAAGTAAATAAAACATCTTTACCAGGAGGTAATTTTTTATTTTTTGTAATGTATTCAACTAGTTTTTTGCTATCGCCTTTACTTTCATTGTTTTCAAAAACTAATTCAGTTTTTCCTTCTCCAACGTCTTTAATTATTTTTGATTTAGAGTTAGTCATTGCTACTTGAATATCGCCGTGACCAATGTTCATTAAGTCTGCATACATTGCGGTATACAAAGAATCACTTAGGGTAACAAAGACGGGAACTTTTCCTTGTTTCTTTGCCCAGACAATCATGGCGGCAGCTGTTCTACCTTTACCTACGCCCGTATCGTCTCCAATAATGAAGCCTTTTCCAAGTTTATTAGCTTGGATTGCTAAACCTAATGCATCAATTTGATAGCCAGCAAGACCCTTTGCCATTTGCTGAATAGAGGAATAGCCTAGTTCTTTAGCAACAAATTCATCTATGTTGCCAACTTGGGCTTCTAAATTCTCTAACGCTGTATACGCATGTTGTGATTGAGCACGAGGTAGATAAATACCATCACTTGCAAATCTAGACTTACCTAAATAAACAACCCTTGATTCTGTATCAATTGGTTCGCTTTGTACTGGCGTTTGATTTTTAGGTCTTCTTTGTATTGTTGTTCTTAATTCATTAACATACGTTCTTAAATAATCTTTAATTGGATTACCAAATTTTTTAATTAGTAAATCATAAACTGCTTGAATACGCTGTTTAGTATCTGTAATTTTTTGTCCAACAGCTTCCCAAACTTTTTGAATGATTGGTTTTACATTGGCGTACTCTTGATCGTCTTTTCTGGAATAAAGTCCGCTATTAGGATCATTGCTAGTATTTTTTTTATTTTGAGCTATGCGATCCATTGCTTCTTGAGCTTGCTTATCTAAACGCTCATCACTGTCTTCTGGGGTTGGCTCTTTATTTGTTATTTCTGGAGCCTTACCATTTAATGCGGCGTCTAATTCATCAAGCAAACTTTCAAGTCCTAAACCTTCTAACTCTTTAGGAATGACTGTTTTGGTTTTAGCTGTTCCTTTAGGTGCTCTTGGACCGCTAACACCTTTAGGCGTTCCTTTTGGTGTTGTTGTTTCTGTTTTAAGTTTTTTACCTAAATTATTAAATATATCGTCTAACTCTAGGTCAGAAAGTCCTCCCAATTCAGAGCCTGGTTCTCCACCAGATATATCGCTTCCTTCAGCGGTGCTGGGTTCGCCACCTCTGGGTCCCCCTCGTTGATCTTCTCCGCTATCCTGCTGTTGTTCTGTATCACGAACTCCACCAGCTGTTCCACGTCCGCTGGATTTGGGAGGTACGTTGACCCCTCCTGTCGGAGATAATGGTTCGCTGATGCCAGCGCCCTTTCCAGTCCGCCCCACTCCTCCGCTAGGTTCGCCATCTTGGAGATTATCGCCTGTTGGTACTGTTCCGCTTGGTCTATCTGCACCGCCAGCAGGTCCCCGTTGTTTTCTGGTACCCACCACGACTTTTTCGCTACGATCACTGGCTTGAACATATCTGCTCCATAATTCATCAAATGACGTTAGTCTGTTGACAACAAAGTCACTTGGGTAAACATTGTCCGTTTGACTTCTTCCAGCAATAATCAAGACACGTAACGGAAAAGACGCACCTTGTTTACGATATAAATTTCCAGCAAGTTCAAAATGGTCGGCAACATTGTAATTGCTGTATAACCAATCCAAAAACACTTTATCTGTTGATGTAATAGTGTTTGGCTTTGTATGAGATCCCAGTAGCAAAACTGCTCTACCGTCATTTGCCATGGTCCTCAGTGATTCGGCAGCAATGAGTTGATCTGTCGTGCCAATCTTGTAATTTTGTCCTGTCCAAGACTTAACATCTACAGGCGATGGAAGTGATCCGAATGGAGGGTTTGCAAGAACTACGTCTACCTTTTGGTCTTGTATATCCTTTATTTTTACTAATGCATCCCCTTCAATTACATCTCCCATTTGCATTAACTGTAAATTGGTAACACGGTGTGGGTCTATTTCTATGGTTGTTACGTTTTTAGGGTTAGCTGTAACTACCAGCATTCCATTACCGCCAGTTGGATCTAATACTGTTGTAGTAGATTTAACACGAGATAACATGCCAGCAAGGTACGCAATCGGCAGTGGCGTAGAGTACGCATTATTGGATACGCTTAATACTGATTTAACATCTAATGAAGGTTGATTTTCGTATAAGCCAAGAATATGGTCATAAATAGCTTTGGTATCAGAGCCTTCTGCTCTCATATCGGTAATGACTTGGCTAATGAACCGTACAGCTGCCGCCTCAAAATCTTCTTGAGTTTGTTTTAACTTAACTCGATCACCCTCAAAATCAGCAATCTTGTAATTGTCTATTTCCCTTTGGTTTTTGGCAGGGTTGAATCCCAATAACTCAGGGGATTGCAAGTACGCTTTGATGCCATATTCAGCTAGTTCACGGTTGTTTTTAGGCCACCACCCTTGACGCATGTGGTAGAACATTGACTCAGCCATCGAGCCATTTTTTATTTCGGGCCACTTAAACAAGCCCATCTCTTCCATAATGGCATCAATACGTTGTGCCATGTTAATAATGCTTTGGTTCACCTTGCTAATTTGCATTAGTCGTGGTGTTAATATCTCTTCTTGTCCGTCACGCTCTTCTTTGGCTTGCTTTGCTTCTGCTTCTGTCTTAAACCAATTTAAACCGCCCAGCCGACCACGATCAAGGTAATACTGATCAACTACTACATACCCTAACTCTTCAACTTCAATAATTTGATTTTTTAGTTTGTATGTTTTTATCTCTAAAGTTTTGGGATCAATTTGATCCAACATCTGTTGGTATATTGCATTAATTTGAGGGCGTTCTTTACCAGCTGGGTAAGTAGTACCAAGATAGCCATTCTTTTTAGTTACATACCCATCCGCTACTGTTGGCCCAACTAGGTATGGAGATCCGCCTTTTGCTAGATCAAATATCAAAGATTCAAAAGATCTAGATAATAGCTCTACTCCAGTGCTCCAATATGGCTTCTCTCTGCCTCTATCTAATGCCAAAGCATCTTTGTAATATTGCGTCTCAGTAAAAGAGTTAGGATAGATTTGAGCTTCGCCATACCGACTATTTGAAATAGCATCAAAGAATGCTTTTTTAGGCGGCGTATTACGGTTGTTTTCGCTATTCGCTGTATTGGTTAAGATTGAGCGTAAATTAGCTTCTACTTTTTCTACAGTGATCATTCTCTGTAAAGTAGATGCGGTATCGCTCATTAAAACTTTTCCGTTAGGAACTAATCTTAAATTCCAATCTAATGCGTGTTGCCATTCATGGCCTAGTGATCCATCACCTTTTGTCTTTGTTAAATTGATCTCATTCGCTCCAGGAACAAAATGAGCAGCAGTTTTGCCACCACGTCCCTGTGCACCTACAGCTAGTTTTAACTTTTCATTTAAACCTAACATTTCTGGCGCTATACCAGCAATGTCTGCTAAGTCATACATTGCATCGTAAATTGCGTTTAGATGGGCTGTACGTTCTGATTGATTAACCCAGTTACCAAAATCAATACCGCCTGGTAAAAATTTAAATGTTTGCAAAAAGTCTTGCACATCTACATCTCGACCCTGCCGATGGTCACGCATACCACGGCGGATGATGTTACCTAACTCTGGTGGAGTTTCTGCGTCTTTCTTTACAATTCGATTTGTTTGATCAGTAGAATTTTCATCAAGACTAAACAAAGAATATAGTTTGGGAATAAATTGATTCAGCCTTACATCTTCAATTTTATTTTTTAGATCTATACCTTCTGGTGTATATATATCAGGTGTTCGGTCTGCATTCGTATCCTTTATATACTTTGTCATCAATGCATCATATAAAGGGGTAACGCCAGAATGCTCATTGAATACAGCTTGTAGGGTTTGTAAAGCCGTTACATAATCTACTAATAGTTTTCTAACTAACTCTTCTTTGCCATCATCTATGACTAACTTGATGGCTTGACGATATCCTGCTTTGGAAGGAATGTAAGTATTAAACTGTCCGCCAGCTCTTGAAGGCAGATTGATTAACTCAAAAAGATAGTCTCCAGGTGACTTTATTTTAGATACTAGCCCCTCCTTAAACATCATTGCGCCAAATGTATTTTTTGGATTCGATTGAATATCTAATAGTTTTTTGGGGCTTGCCAGATCTAAGAGTTCAGTTACCAGCGCATCTTTTTGTTTTTCTGTAGCGTCTTTTGGTAACGGAGCAGCAGTAATCTGTCCTTTACGGTTGTTAAAAAACTCAGCCCCACCACCTTGTACACTCACTTTTTCTGGATTGTATAGTGCAGATATCGTAATTCTTTCAGGACCTACATAGGCTGCACTGTCTGTTGTTGCTGGAACCGCTCTGTCAGTAATGCGGAATTTGTTCTTAACTAACTGCTCTTCCATTTGACCTACAAGACTTAATTCAACTGGAATACGCAATAGCATCTCTTCTGGGAAGATGACTGGATGTAAATTTTCATCAACAGCATGACCGTATAAGAGTGTTGCAACCGCATCCGCATTGCCAGTTTCCATGGCAATCTTCATTGGGTTTGTATTTAGTTCAGCTATCTTCTTTTTTTGCTCTTCTTTCTTAGCTTTTTCTTCCTCGGCAGCCTTCTTTTCTTCTTCTTTGGCTTTTTTCTCTTCTTCTTTGGCTTTTTTTTCTTCTTCAGAAATTTCTACCTTTGGAGGTTTAGGTTCTTTGGGGCCAACTGGGGCTGCGGGACCTCCTGTAGGCTTCTCTTCTATTGGAACATCAATAGTCTTGGCTTTAATCTTGTATTGCCAAGGAGTTGTAAATGTTTTGTTTAAATACTCTTTAGCTTCTTGTTCGCTATTTAAATCAACTTTGTCTACACGACCATTGGCTTGGCTTCCTGTTTTATAAACAACAAACCAAATTTGCTTTTTCTTTGTTTTAACAGGAGCAGCTGGTCCACCCATAGGAACAGCTGGACCGCCGACAGGTGCAGCTGGGCCTTCTGTAGGCTTTTCTGCCGCCGCTTCTGCAGCAGCTTTTTGCTCTTCCTGACGAGCTTTGTTAATGGCAATCTGCTCTTCTTTAGTAGGTTCAATTGGAACTACCCTTACACTACCTCGATTAGTTTTTCCATCGTTTTCCCACTGCAAAGCCAATTTACCATCAGCAGAAGTTAACTGTTTCTTTTCAAAATCAAAAGTAGAATTTTTAAACCGTTCTTGATATTCATTAGTTAAAACAGATTTTGCTTCTTTTAATTCTTTTTCTAATAAATTTTGATCGTTTCCAATAGCTTCAGCAGCAGCCTTAAATTGCTCTTCCATGCGAGCTGTGCTATCAGCAATCTTTTCTTCTATAGTGGGCGTTGGTAGTGCTGGTCCTCCAGTTGTAACAGCTTCTGGCTCAGTAGCTACTTCTTCTATAACAGGAGTTATAGCTGGTAAAGCTAAAAGCCTATCTGGGGGATACGCTAATAGCTCGTCTATATTGCGAATAAGGAATGGCTGCTCGTCCTGTTCTGGGAAAGCGTATATTTGTTCTCCATTAGAAAAGCGGGCTTCTGCATCCAGACGTGACTCAATAGGCTCACCAAACTCTTGCAATTTGCCAATTAAATCTTCTACTTGTGCAACAGGTAGCGCAGCAGGAGTTTCTAAAACTGCAGGAGTTTCTAAAGTTTCTGGAGCTTTAGGACTTACTAGATCAGTAATTTCTTTGGCGAGCTCGGCTTGTCTTTCGTTTAAGAACTCTAATTCGCTTTCGCTGAGTAAGCGAGCAGGATCTGCTCTCCTACTTTCAATCATCTTAAGTTCGGCTTTAAGACTTTCTACTTGCTGTGCGGTTGCTGGGTCTAAACCTACTGTAGATACCATAGCGGCTACTGGAGCTACTACGCTAGGAGGAATGGGAGAGGATGGCTCTAAAGCATCTTCTTCTGCCAAGGCATCTGGAGAGACTGGAGGTACAGGTGTTAATGTGGCATCTGTTGGGGGTACGGTAGGGGGGGTAGGGGGTAGGGGGGATATGGTGGGTGGTATGGTTTTTGCTGCTTCTTCCGCATCTTCCTTGGTCTTTGCTACCGCACCACGATACGCGCCAGGTGCTGCACCACCCATAGCGCCCAATACAAAGTTGGCAAACGACTCTTCGCCAATCTCTTTAATAACTGTTTTGTTAATACCTAAGTCTTTGGCAATACCTTCTAAGAACTCTTGCGTTCCTTCTTCTAGCGAACCAGCAGCTGTTCCAAGCGCAATACGCCCTAAACGACTCTTGACTGGGCCTGTAATCAGCTTGTCAAACTGACCAGTAATTAACTTACCTGTGATAACGCCACCAAATGCGGCTACCGAACCTTGAAGCTGGGCTGCGTACTCAGCTGCTTTATCTATAACGACTTTACGAGCTTCGGCTGGATCTACGCCGTCTGAAATCATTTTTTTGAAATACGGGCTGGACTGCATTAGCTGCTCATCGCTGAGTTTTTTAACATACTCGGTAGCGTCTTGAACTGCCTCACCAGCACCCATACCAAAACCAACCGTACCAACGGCTTTGGTATTGCCTTTGGTCATTACCGCTGTACCAATGATAGGAACTAAAGAGCCAAGAACCTGTGATCCTTGTAAGGCATAGCCCGTAAAAGATGGGTTTTTACCAAAAGAAAGGTTTTCTACACTGCGATTTTGGATAGATTCAAGAATATTTCCTTCAACCTGTGAGTCGGCAATTGCCTTCTGTCCTGCTGCGGAAACGCTTTCTCGCAAATCTTCTGATACTTTTTTACCTGCATCAGCAAGCTGGGATAGCCCAGGAACGCGTGGAATGTTTGAAATAGCACGATCTAGCGTTATTTCATTCTGCTTTTGCTTTTCTTGTTGCTCTTCAAAAGACTCACCAGTTGCCTTCTTAACAAAGGCACGGGCTGTATTTGTCAGTAATTGTGCTGGTCCTGTACGCACCAACTCTTGCGCAAATGTTAGCGGACCAATCTTTTCAACGGGGGCTATGCCCTGTTGCTCTACTACTTGTCTTGGGATATTACGGGCAGCTGACTCTAAACCCATTGGTATAGCTGCGGTGGGGCCAACAACCCCAGACGCAAACATTTTTGCTGGGTCTAATAGCTGACTTGGCTGCTCTTCTGGAACAAGGGGATCAGACTCCCATGGCGTTGAGGTTTCAGGAGGCTTGATAATTTCATCTTTTTCCCAAAAGTTTTTTGCCATGGATTAGCCTTCTTTAAATTTTATGATTTCGTGCGTATTTGACCATTTGGATCAATATACCGTTCACCTGATTTTAACTTATTGTATTGTTCTTGTGTTGTAATTTTTTGTGGAACGCCTTTTGCTGGGGCTCCTTTTCCTGTTGGCTTTACATCAGTTTCTGCTGGCATTTTTAGTTTAGGAATGTCCAGTTTATTCAAAAGATCTGGAGACATGCTGTTACGAGCAATCTCTTGTGCGTCTCTTTCTAATTGATCTGGATTATCTTTGTACTTTTTATACAAAGTGCCGCCTGGCTTGGCTCGTTTGGAAAGGTCTGTTCTAGCGTTGCTGAGCAGAGTGTTAAACGAGTTTTGAGCACGGACATAATCTGCGTTTGATTGACTATTTGCGGTAGCTGCACGGCTTGCCGCAGTAGCCTCAGCTGATGCCCTACGACCTAACATCTGACCTAGGGCGGTTTGTTGTGATCCCAATAGGGCAGATTCACGGGCAAACTGTGACTTCTCACGCTCACCAGCCTGCTGTAATAGAAGTTTATTAGCATCCTCAACTTCACGCTGTGATCCTGCATAGCTCTTCAATCCTTCCATACCACCCAATGCTGCGTTAGTTAGGCCGTATTGGGACGTTCCAGCCATCGTTCCTAAGCCTGCCATAGCCAAAGCACGATATGGTGCTGTTTCTTGGCTTTTTGCGAGACGGGCTTCAATCTGGGCTTCCCTTGCTTTAGCAGCTGCAAACGGGTCTGTAGCTTCCATAGCCTGTTGACGGCGCTTAATATCAGCCATCATCATGTCTTCGTACTCAGAATACTTGTCCGTTACCTTACTGCCTTTGGCAAACGCCACAATACCGCCACCTGCCATTTGCTCCATAGGAACCATATTGCCTGTAGGAATTGCGGTAATTCCTGCCATGATCTGGTCTGACTCTGGATTCATCTCCATGCGTCTACGAACCATTAGCTCTTTCTCAACCATATCCGACTCTAACGGAGTAAGACCTGGATTCTCCAAAAGCTGCTCTAACTGCTCAGTCTTCATCATTTTGATGTCGCCGCCAGTCGCATAACCGATTTGACCGCCCTTAGCGTATCCTTTGCCTACCATACCGCCCTTGGCCTTGAAGCCGCCTGACATGCCGTAGATACCAAGAGCTGACATACCTAGACCGCCCAGCTGCGAACCCATGCTTGGAGGTGCTGTGTACATACTTTGTGCCGACTGAGACAACGGTAGACCACGGAGCATATCGGACTGGAAAGCCAGTTGCTGATATGGGTAGTTGCGCTGCTTGAGGAAGTCTTGATAAGCCAAGTCCAGACCTTGCTGTGCTTGAGCCTGTTGAATTGCTCCAACCTTTTGCTGTTCTGCACTGATTGCTTGCTCTTGACCGAACTGAGTTTGACCGAGCTGACCGAGAGTGCTCGCGGCTTGAGTAGCCTGACCCAGACCTTGAAGTCCAAGTTGACCAGCGCCAGTAGCAGCCTGGACGCCTTGAAGTCCATAGCCTGCGCCTTGCATACCTTGTGCTGTACCCTGAAGTCCCAATTGTCCTGCGGCTTGCTGTGCCCCAACGCCTTGTAATCCAGCCTGTGCGCCCTGAATACCTTGACCGTATAAGCTACCAGCTTGTCCCAATCCTTGTAAACCAGCTTGTTGACCTTGCATAGCAGTGCCAAGTCCTCTTAAACCTGTCTCAGCACCCTGCATACCCAAACCAAGACCACCATAGCCTGCTTGCAAACCTTGAAGGCCTAACTGTGCGCCAAACTGTTGTTGACGCTGGGCATCTTCAAACGCCTTCTGTGTGCCAGTAGCTTGGATGCCTGCTAATTGATTGCCTAAACTACGCCGCCCTTCCGCTTCTACAATAGCTTGACGACTACCACCAAAAGCTCCTTTGCCTACTGCTTGAGCTTTTTGCGCTTGTAAGCCTATGTCAAAGTCACGAATAGCCTGAGACTTTTGATAGTCCACTGCATTTTGCATATAAGGAGACATGTATGCTTGAACAGCGTTTGGATCAGTAGCTTGACGAGCAAACTGTTCGCCAGCACCAAAGCCTTGTTCAGCCGCCTGCACTCCACGACCACCAAAACCTGCGCCCATAGCGCCATATCCAAGACCGCCCATACCAATGTCAGCAGCTTGTTGTCCGAATTGTTGTGCAGTAGGAGCCATTCCAGCTGCTTGAGCACCAAATCCAGCACCCATGCCACCATACAGACCAGCTTGACGTGCAGTTTGTTGTGCCCTTTGTAACGCTTGTTGCGCACCTAGGCCGCCATATAGTTGTCCTGTTGCGCCATAACCTAATGCCTCTTGTCCTAATTGCCCTGCCTGACCTTGCATTCCAATAGCTCCAAGACCAGCTTGACCTGCTAAATTGGTTGCAGAACCAAGTTGACTGGCTGGCGCTTGATTAAACACATTAGCAAAAGCGTTCTTTTGATTTTGATTAAAATCAGCAATGCGTTGACCGCCATAGTTTTGATATGGATTCTGATTAATGTCAGTCAAAGCCTCCGACTTACCAAGCATCGTCTCTACATATGGACGTGCGTATTCAGGTATCGAGGTATTCGTAACTGTCTGACTACTTGGTGCTGGTGCTGGCTGTCCGCCTCCGCCTCCGCCTTTACCCATATCTATTCTCCAATCGGTAATTCATAAGTTACCCATAATGCCTTGTAACCATCGTTTTCAAACACTTTGCCCCAGCCAGGTCTACCAACTGATTCAATGCCGTCACATCCCATGTCTTTACCAAATCCTTGTAACAATGCCAACATGGGCGCCTTCCATTCTTTAAGATTTATACCGCCACAAAAGTGCATACTCAATAGCTTTCTTTGTGGATAGGTAACTATCTCTGTTACTACCAAACCTTTAAATACTGGTCCATCGTAGGCCACCCATGTTTGATAATTTTCATCTAACATCCGCTCGTGAATATTGTTAGTTGTATATCTACCATACGTGTACTTTGCTGCTTTTTCTGCAAAAGGTTCAATTTTTTCCCAGCATGTATCAATATACTGTGGAGGAACCATTGAAACTTCTATCATGCTAATAAATGTTTCTTAGCTTTAGTATCCTTTGCTACGTTGTTCTTGCCAATCGTTTTTTTACGACCAGACTGAATTCGATCCATCATGGCATATAATCGTTTTGCGCCAGCATCGGTGGAACCATTACCTATCTCGGACACAATTCGAGCTGGTATGACAAATTCACCATCCGCAAGACGGGCTGGCTGCCTATTTCCTATAACAGCTGGAATGTCATCTGATACGCCGTCTCCAGGACCCTTAAGCAAACGACCGCCATCAGAGTAACCGCCTAAGTTATATCTTTTTACGTTGCCACCAGCAGCATAATTATTAAATGGACTTAGCCCCATAAACGGATCCATTTGTTGAGCGGCTTGCTCTGCTGCTATTCTGTCTTGCTCTGCTTTATACGCATTTAACTGAGCCATTGTGGGCGTAGCAGCACTGTAGCGTTGTTGTGCAGGATCATATGCAAATTGATTTGGATTGGCAGCCTGATACTGAGGCGTTAACTGTGCAATTAACTCTGCCGATAACGGAGTAGAGTTACCTGTTGGGGCGCCGCCCATACTTGGAAGACCAGCATAACGTTGCGTTGCAGCATCATATGTAATGCCGCCATTAGCAAACATTCTTTGAGCGCCAGCCTGTAGTACTTCCATACTGGTAGGTCTTTGTGTAGGTAGGGCGTATTGAGTTTTATCAATCATTCCCTGCGGATACATACCGCCTTGAGGATTGATAGCAGTATTCATCATACTCATGCGCTCAACTGGACCACCTGCAGCCATTAAGCCGCCATTTGCCGCTTGATATGGTTCGCCAGCCGTAAAGCTCTGTGTAAAGTAATCACGCTCACGGGTATCCAGTATTGGATTTCCAGCTAGATCGTACTGGGCTGGTCCTGCATAGGGAGACGGATATGCACCGCCTGCTGGATTTTGGGTAGAAGAATATGTATATGGCCTAATCGTTCCCTGCGTTTCAGGAACAGGTAGTTTTGGTTGATTCTGTGAACCCATTAAAGACAGAAGACTTGTTGCTCCCAATCCTAATCCCAACTTTTCCATGCCAGTTAAGCCAGTTGCTGTTTTTCCTACTGCTCCAATACCTGCTGGAGAAGGAGGTACAAACCCTGCTGTATTGACAGCGCCCGTTACAGAGGCTGGATAAGCGGAAGATACCATTTCGCCAGCTGGCGTGTAAGCAAATCCTGGAGCAGTATTAGCAGCACTCATAGCAGGACTTGCTGTTTTAACAGCGGTTGCAGCAGGACCAACAGTGCCAGTACCTGTTGCTGCTCCACCAAAGAATGGACCAGCCATCTGCGCTTGAACTCCAGCCCCACCACCACCTAAAGCTCCAATACCATATGCTCCAGCGCCGCCAATAAGACCGCCAGTAAGCATACTGTTTAGGATATTGCCATCACCAGTAATTGCGCTGTAAGCTCCACCAACGCCAGCACCAATAAGAGCGCCGCCACCAATAATGGCTGCCGTACCGCCTAGTCCAACTGCTGCGCCTACTGAGGCTGCTACCGCAACGAAAGCCATATTAGTTCCCTTCTTCCAAGAGTTCTTTAGAGTTGTCTACCAGCATGTTCTCTAACTTCTCTATGTCTGTTTCTGATGTTGAGTAAATATTCTGAAATACCACTGTTTCAATAATGTATGCAATCTTTCGACCTGGCTTAGCCATAAACGTCATGGGAGCTATTAACTCAGCCCTATTGCCATCTGAATCCACCACAATCATGCGGCCTGACATCATGTTGCATAGGTGTTCCATGCGGTGATGCTTACCAATAATCAAGGAGCCAGCAGGCATGGTTACTTCTTTAATGTAAATATTTGGGCCAAAATGATGCTTTTCCTCGCACTGAATCTGAGGATATTCTTTTGCAGTAACGTACAAATTACCAATCTGCTGCTCTAAAAGAGAGACAGTTTTAGGCTTTGATACGTCTAAAATCATATTGTTGCCTTGAACTGGTACTTTGGATTATCTGACTTCTCAATCTTGGCTCCTAATTGCTGGAACATTTGCGTTGTAATTGGCGCTGGAATAGAGTCGTACACCGTATTAATACCCTTGTCTTTTAGGTATTTATAGAAGTACTTCATGTCGTTTGCCAGATCTTGCATTGTGCCTACGGTGAAGAAATGGATCTGTGCCGTTGTTTTGCCTAATGGCTTAAACCCCATAACCGAGCTTTCAAATGGAATTAATTGCAGTCCATTTTGTATCTCTTTTTGTACACCTTGGAGCGCAGGTTCTACAGGTAAGCCCTTGTTTTTAAAGTAATTAGCAATTACTTTCATTACTTGGGTTTGTTGAATCTGTTGATTAGCACCAGCTAACCCACCTTTAGCCATACCCATAGGCGGCTGCATTTGTGCAGGCATTGGAGACGGCGCTGCCTGACCACCAGTAATCTGGGCCTGATAATCTGGCGTGTCAATTAGTCGATCAAAGAAGCTCATGTACGCCTCACGGGGTTGGATTGATTGAAGTTTATCATTGTTATGCCCCCTATGGAAGCCTAGAAACAAAGGTAATTGAGCCAATAGCAGAAGGCACTGCGGGTCTAACATAAGGACTAGCTTGCGCTGCTATGGCCTCTATGTAAATACCGTCTGTTGCGGGGGAAGTGTCGTAGGCTTGGTTAGTTGCCCAGTACAGTTCTAGTTCGTCCCCTGCGTTCAAAGAAAACACCACTTCGGAGTAAGCGCAGACATAGCTAAATACTCCAGCACTTTTACGGGCTGGTATGGAAAACACTGTAGTAGAACGAGGTACATCTACATATCCAGAACCTGTATCTATTTTTAACCACACCGCTGCGTCATGGGCAGCATTGTCCGTATTTGTAAACTGAAGGCTGTATGTAATTTTATACACACCAGAAACAAGTGCCGTAGCTGATCCAGGTGCATTTAAAGTAAATCCGTTACCGCCTTCAAGCGTATTCCATGCAACTACCGTAGGGGTATTTGAAGCAGTAGCCAGCTGGTCGGTTGAGTCGGATGCAGCAACAAAAGGAAGGCTTAAAGTAGAGCCGCCTGTATCAGACAATAAAAAAGCCATACCGTTATCAATCTGGTTGAAGTACAGACGCAGGGCATTTGTAAGTTGGTCTACGTACCTTTGGTCATAAACAATAGGCGCAATCAGTAAATTGGGCGCTTTTGGTGGACGTAACGGGGTGTATGCCATTAACGTCTTCCGTCATTTCTGATGTCAATCCGTGGCGTACCTAGCTGCCAAGACACCCCTAAGTCGGTAGACGTAACTCTAAATGCCATCTGGCGTCCCCGCAAGCGGGTGTATACCTGACCATCAAAAAGCTGTACGTCATAGTTGCGTTGACTTGTGTAGTTCTGGTCGCTTTGTACGTCAGGTGAGTCTGAAATGCCGTACGGTGTCCCAGAGTTCCTACGTGGGCGAACGGTCATTACTACCTTGGGTTCATTAACATTAGAGCCGTTAAAGGTAATGTCTGGCAGGATGCGCCATACAAAGCCGAAGTTATGTCCGTCACCAATGTCAAAGTCAGACGACTGAATAAACGCTTCAATTGCTACTGGGGTTAACCCTGATACGTCATCTACGTTAGCCTCGTGGTACAGGACTTTATCACCTTCAGGGTACGCAGCCATTGGGAAAGGCCGTAAAGCAGAATCAAGCCACGCGGTTCTATCCATAGTGCCATACGACCATACCCGCTCAAGGTAGTTGTAGATTACATACTTATCAATTTGATTGCTGTTTTCCGAACAGTAGAACCACCAGACTTCACTATACCGTTCATTTGAGCCCGCAAATACTTGAAACGATTGGTCAATATTTATATCTTCAAAGACATACTGCCAGAGCGTACATGGCAAGGTTTCTACACGACCTGTGTACGAGAAGAACTTATCTACACCCATCCAGTACGTTACGTTGTTAATCGTAATTGAGGCATTAGGTGACATGATGGAGATGTTGTCCTGAAGCAGCTGAAAACCCCATACGTACGGCGGTCCTAGGTATTGCATGGAGTAAATAGCCGCATCAGACCAAACTAAAATCTCCTGACGGGTAGATTTTGCACACATAATGAACGAGCCAATGTTTAGGCGGTATTCACCTGACTGATTTAAAGCAGAAGGCACCCAGTCAAATGGGTTTTCTTGGTCAGACCAGCGCACTAAAAGAGGGTCAAATATAGTATCAGGGTCGCTTGGATCATACGGGTTAGCACCAAAGCAAATAGCAAAGCGCTGAATAGACGAACCGATAATTTGATTGGTTCTATTGGGCACAAACTGCCCGTCAAAACCTTCGTCATCTGAAACATCGTTTAGTAATAACGCCCGTACAGTGAGTCCTGTCGTAGCATCCCAGTAATAAACCGAACCACCACGAGGAGCAATAAGCAGGTCTTCACCAAAGTTGTCATTTGTCCAAAGGCGTAACTGCTGACCAATACCCACATCCGCTGCGGCACCCCAACCACGGAACGGTGCTACGGGGGTTGAAACTACAACGGTTCCACCTGTTGGGCCGTTATTAGAAGTGGTATATGTTGTACCACCGATAACCGTTGAGAAGGTGTAGGCGTTGGCATTTACTACAGTAATCGGAAACGCCTTAATAATAGGGGCAGACGCTATACCGCAAACGTTACCAGATATGCTATTAAAGTAAACCGAATTGCCGTTAGAAAGACCGTGGGCAGTCTGAGTTACGGTTACGCTAGTACCAGGACTTGTACAAGTAAAGGGGTCAGTAAGTGACGTTTGGATATAAGTAGGCCATGTTCCAGCGCCCCAGCCAGTACCTGTAACAAATACATCTAAGCCAGTATTAATCTGAAAGGCTACATTTATGGTATTACCCCCACCAGCAGCCACTGTGGTATTTGCGGTATTTGCTACAACAATGGAAAACTGTGTGGTTGATATGTAAGCAATCTGGTGTTCTTGATTAATATCCGCAGCTGTAATCGTACCAATAGCATTAGCACCAGTAATGGTCACAAAGTCGTTTGTCACCCCGCCATAGCTTGGAATAGTCAGCGTGATTACATTAGAACCGTTTGTGGTTGATATGCAGTTAACCGTGTTTGGGCTAGAAGCTGCAGTAAAAGTAACTCGTATAGGTGTAATGTCGTTATACGCACCACCTTGCTCAATATAGTACTTAAGGTTTGTACCAACGCCCAAATAGTTAGCGCCGTTTAGCGCAACCCAATTCCATAAAATTCGACATATACCTAGAAACGTGTCATTGGATAGCCGAATCCAGCCACCAATTTTTTCAGGGAATCCAGAACGAAAACGCACCTTATCGCAGGCGTACCAACCACCCTCATTGGAGTAGTCAGTACCTTCTCGATTAACACCTGGTCTAAACTGTATTTTTTGTAATGGCACAGGGTTTACCCTAACATTTTAAGTGCTTCTTCTTTGACCTCGGCAACGCGCCTTGACCAGCCCTTACCAAACGTTTCAAAGGTCTTAAGTGATTGTAAGAACTCTAGACGTTTTGCGCAATACAGTTCTACTAATCTAGCTGGGTCTTCTTCGGCTTTTTTTACGGCAGCCAGAGTAGCAGGGCCAAAACCACCATCAGCAGTAACATCAACACACGACTGCAAAAACTTAATGGCGCGCCCTGGACCTGAGTTAACAGCGACATCAAAAACGCAGTAGTCAACACCATCCACAAGCTCATCAGCTCGGCAAGCATCCCAGTACTTCCTTTTATAAAGTGGTGCAACGGTTTCAGGGGTTAGCGCCCGCATCTGTTTCTCGTCAACCTCGTGACCTACCCATTCTTCCCAAACCCGTTTAGTAACGCCAAGATTAGTCATGCCGCCTGGGTCTTGTGGATGGTTTACAAAGCCGCCCTCATGGGCAAGCATCAGCGCCAAGCAGGTTTCAAAATTACTTTGCATCTTTTTCTTTTGACTTCATGTCCATAATCTTCTCAAGGGTACGACCACCAAAGTAAAACGACATGACTAACATGCCCCACTGCCCAAGCAGCTCAACATACTTCTCATTGGCGTTGTTACCAAAGGCGCTCATCATGGCAAACACAAAATAGCCGCCAAGAATAAAGATTAAAGTCATGGGGCGAATGTTTTTAGATAGCCAACTATCACTAGCCATGTCGGCTTGCGCCCGTTTAGTGACTTCTTGTGATTCTGCGGTATCAGCCTGTATTTCAGCCAGTTTGCCGTCTTGGGCGAGTTTGGCTAGTTCTAATTGGGCTTGTGCTTTAGCTTGCGGGTCTGGAATCAGCTTGTCGATGAGCTTCATGCCAACGCCAACGATGGTGTCTAGTCCTAGCATTATTTACTCCTTGATAACATAGTTGCCGCAATAAAAAGCATTGCTTTTGTTTGTTCTAAATCTGCTGGTTGTTTTTCCCAGCCAACGGTAATCTGCCCTACAAACTTACTGGGGTCAGGCGGCACACTAATTCTGCAACCATACCGCATTCCCTTTTCTAAATACCACAAGCCAATTTCTGACTGAGCTGTTTTGTATTCACCACAAGGTATATTGCCAGCCATTAAAGCTACTACATCTTGATTATTTGCTTGATTACTTGTAAACAACCCTACATCTAAACCATCGTTTGTTTTATCCCGACCATTCGTTGTGTAAGCACGGTACTGTATTCGAGTGGCAAGCAAGGGATTAACTTTAAATATCGTTACTACAGTTGCATCGGTCGTTTTAAACAAATGAACCGCTACTTCATCAACTCTGTCTTTGTTAATACTAGGTAGCTTTTGGCTTTCCTTGTACGTACCAACAATCAACTCTCGGTGGTCATAAATAATGTAACCACCAAAGCACAAAACCCCCATTACAACCACAGCAACCAGCTTAAACGGCGAGTCTACGTACGCTAATACTTTAGTCAGCGTATCGTCTGCATTTAACTTTCCAGCCATAACTTACAACGTCTGACCGCCAGAAGACAGATTCGCCACTACGATGGCTACGTGCTGCTCAGGATTTGATAGGTCAAACCCGCAGTCACCGCATACTTTCATAGCCAGCTCAGTCTCGTCTACGTCACGCCCGCAATTAGGGCAGTAAATTTCAACGGTATGGCGCGGCTTCAATTCGCCGCCTTCCATCGAGTCTTGAATAGTTTTAATCATTTCTGTACCTTTATGTTTTCATAATGTAGGCTAATGCAAAGTAAGGCGGAAGATTTGCATTAGTGGCGCTTGTACCAGATGAATTAATAGTAGTTGCAACTGTAATTCCTGTTGCTACTGCCGTGGTATTTATTAACGAAAAGTCACCGCCTTGAGATGTTCTTAAAAATCCCACACCGCTTCCTGTGTTATCTGCATATCCATTTGTTTGATGGTTATGCGTTGGATCAGTTACATTTGATACTGCCGTATGGTTGTGCGATGGCAATGTAGCATTTGCAGAACCGCCAGTTGCATTTACTGCATAAGTAGAGCCAGCGCCTACAACAAATCGGTTTCGTAAATCTGGAGTGCTATTTGTTCCATCGCACAACACCCACCCAGTAGGAATAGATACAATTGAACCAGACCACATAGAAATAATACCCGCAGGGATAATATCCCGAACAAAAGCGGTTGTAGCAATTTGTGTGTTGTCAGTGGTAACTGAAGCGGTTGGGGCAAGTGGGGTTCCAGTAAACGTAGGACTTGCACTCAGTACTGTACTCCCAGTGCCAGTAGAAGAAGTCACCCCAGTACCGCCATTAGCCACCGCAATTGTTGTGGCGTTCCATGTCCCTGCAGTTAGTGTTCCTACCTCTGTAATGCCTGTGTAAGAACCTGATATACGAGCTGTTGCTACTGTGCCTGAAGCAATATTTGACGCATTAATTGCTGTCAGTGCTACGCCGTTACCAGATATAGATGTTGTAGTAATGGTGTTTGCGGTAAAGTTTCCTGAAGCATCACGAGCAACAATGGTCGATGCGCCATTTGCCGAAGCTGCAGTTGTACGGGCATTTGCTATGGTCCCCGCACTAATATTAGACGCGTTGATAGAAGTTATGGTTAAACCCGCACCACTAAAGTTTGCTGCGGATACATTACCCGTGGCACTGACGTTGCCAGCTGTAGAATAATTAAGAGCCACTACGTTGCCTGTATAGGTGGCAGCAACTGCGTTGGTATTGCCTGTTACGGTTAGATTCCCGTTAACCTCAAAGTTGCCTACGGATTCGGTATTAATGGCGTTAAAGTTAGTTCCATCGCAGTAAACCCAGACAGTAGCGCCACTAGGAACAGATACTGAAGACCCACTAGCCGCACGAATATTGATAGCAAACCCGCCAGATGTGCTGTTTTTGACTACGTAGAGCTTCTCAACTAATGGGGCAATAATATCCCGCACTGCAGCATTTGTGCCACCCGCTACTAAAACAGCATTTCTAGACTCATCGGATACGCCATTGAAATTAGTTAGGGTGTAGTCGGCGTCTACCATGGTAATACTTACCACGCCCGTAATAGCCTGTTCTAAAAGGGTTCCAAGGTTTGTATTGGTAGTTTGGCCCCAAATACCCGACTGGTCGCCATCGCCAATTAGCTCTATGCGTAGTGTTGGTGAGAATGTGCTTGCCATACTTTATCCTTAATCATCAAAGCCCGAAGGCACTAATACTTTTGTCCAATTAGGTGTTTGGCTTGGGCTTATTTCAGTCCATCCAGAACCAGCTCCTGGATTAATATCCTGCCAATTTGGGGTCTGATCCGTATCAATATTACCCCAAACGTTAACTACCTTAAGTTTAACAACTGCTTTGACGCCTGTCACTAAAACTGTTGCAGTGCCAAATACGGTTACATCGCCTATTCTGCCTATTGCCTGTGTGCCTGTAACAAAGACTATGGCATCTGCCTTAACGTCTACATTGCCGATCCGACCTACTGCCTGAACTCCAGTTAAATCAACTACAACGTTACCAGTAACAGTAACATTTCCAAGCCTACCTACAGCATAAACTCCAGTAACTAAGACTGTAGCGCCAGCCTTAACTTCTACGTTACCAATCCTGCCAATCGCCTGAACGCCTGTCAGATTAACTACAGCGCCTGATTGAACTTCTACGTTACCTACTACGCCTACTGCATTGACACCAGTTGGGTTTGCCACCGCTCCAGCAGTAACCTCTACATTACCAACCTGTCCAACCGAACTAACTCCAGTAACGAGCACATCGGCATTAGCTTGAACGTCTACATCGCCAACAACTCCAACCGCATTTACACCAGTCAGATCAAGGTTACTATCCGCCTTAACATCTACATCACCTACACGACCAACTGTTGTTACGCCAGTTAAATTTACATTAGCTTCAGCAACAATCGTTACATCGCCAACCTGACCAACAGCACTTACACCTGTTAAATCAACGGTACAGCCTAAACTTACGTCTACTGTCCCTACTACACCTACTGCAGTTACACCAGTAAGTTGAACGGTAATACCCTGACTTAATTCACCAGTATCAGCAAATGGCGCTCCAGCGTAGGGCGAAAAGCCAAAGGTCATTATTTAACCTATACAAACCAAGTAATAATGGAATACCGTGTACCGCTAGTCACGGGCATAATTTCGTGTGGATACATAAAATTTGAAGGGAACATAATGCACGACCCTTTTTTAAGTTTGTACTTTAGTTCGCGATTAAAAAAAGCAAACTCACCGCCTTCATAGTCGTCATTTAAAATAAACGAACAAGACACTGCTCTGGGGCGCCCTTTAAAAGAATCTGTATGTTGCACATAAAATTGCCCCTCTTTATACCGAAGTAATTCATAACCAGAGTCTTCTTCTATTTTACATAAAGGAAACCTATCGTTATATTTTTGTATTGCTAACGCAGCTGAAGCAAATACGTCTTTGTCTAATTTTTCTCTATTATTTTGATTTTTTTCAATAACATGTGGGTACGAAATAATAATTGTATCAGCGGATCTAATACTATTTTCTACGCGGCCCGAACCAACAACAGTCTGTTCCCACTCATTTTCGTTGTTAAATTCTTGGATAATAGAGTCGCATAAAACGTCAGTAATAACGTCATTAAACACAACGATATAATCATTAATGTTTTTCATTGTTTTTTATCAAAATATGCCCAGGCATTCGGGCCATTAGATTGGACATAGTGAAGAAAAACTTGGCTGTAATTTTGCCCAGTAAAAGGTTTATCTCGCCAATGGTCGGCGGTGCAACCCAAATACAACATAGCGTCACCGACATTTAAATTTAAAGTAACTTCTTCAGATGATGGTTTTTGGATACCAATATCCCAGTCAGCATCACCGCCTATGTGTACAGTCAAACTTATTTCGCAAGCTGGCCTATCTCGATGTCGAGTAAGTATTTCGCCGTTTTTATATATCCTAGCGTAAGTATAGGTCGGAAAAACAGGCTCTTCTATTAAAGCATTTACGTGATTTATTTTTTGACACAGCAATTCTAAAAAGGGTTTAAAGTTATAAATAGCTGGAGATTTTGGAGCTTGAGGATCTTGAGTATATTGCCCACTAGCCTCTAACTCATAAAACTGTTTTTGTAGTGTTTGAGCATGCTCCTGACTAATAAAGTTAGGAACAAATAAAAAATTATTTTGCTCAAGTTGGGTGTTCACTTATTGTCCCGTTTGCTGTGCTTCTAAAATTGCTGCTTGCTCAGCATCATAAGCGTCTTGCCATTTAACAATACAAGCATTTATCCAAGTAGGTAATTCAGTTATTTCTTGGTTTTGCATTAAAGGGGATTTAAATTCAATATGCCCTTTGTTGGATTCATGTTCTTCCCACTGTAACGCATTAACGTCAGACGGAATGTCACAATCGGACAAATTTAAATTTGTATAAAATTTGCCATCTTTACCAACTGCCCCATCGTTAAGTGTAATAACTAGTCTCATTCTTCAATATTCCTAATTAACTTTGGTTGTTCTGAGTGGTTAGCCTGTGTAATACCTGCGGTTACTAATAAAAGCTGTTGAGCCTTTTCGTTTGACTTAACCATTTCATTTCTAAATGATTCCACGGCTGCACCAGTTTGTCTTTGTTGCCCAGAATTTTCAACTAATAGCATTGGTAGCCACGATATTGCGCATTCATAACTATCTACTTGAGTTCCACTGTTAACATCGTACCCTTGCACACGGGTATACCAGGCGCAAGTAAGACCTACGCAGTCTTTTTTAATTAACGGGCAAAAGGTTCCGTTTTTAATTGTTCCCATTATTAATCCTTAGTTGCACGAATAACGTCAATGTATTGAACAGCGAGATTAATGGCATTACCAGTAAATGTAGCAGTACCACTTGAAAAGCTAAATGGGTGAGTATGGCTGCCACCACCACCTGTATTATCAGAACCTGCGTTTCTTGTCCCTGGAGTTGCTGGAGCAGAGACTATCGCATTACCTGGGGCTGTAGTTGTGCTAAATGCAAAATTTGAGTTTGCACCTGTTATTGTTTGATGTGAGTGAGATGGTATCTGAGGTGTGGTAAGTGTTGTTGCGCCTGCGCTACCAGCAACCGCGGTAATGCTTACCGAACCTGTTGGGGTTTGGCTTGCAAAAGCGGTAGTAAACGCTACAGAACCACCCGTACTTGCCGTACCTGTTGTGACACGCAGTGCTGAATTATCCCCCGTAGACGTATTTTTAGTAAATCCAGTTGGCGCAGCAGTCTGAGCAAAAAGCATAACTGTGCCAGAGGGTATTAACGTACCAGAAGCGGGAACCGCATACGTTTGGTCGCCACGTAAGAAGGTTGCACTGTTAGCTGTACCAGTACCAAGACGGGCTGTAGCTACAGTGCCAGACGAAATGTTGGAGGCGTTAATTGCAGTTAAAGTTGCGCCATTTCCAGCAATCGTTCCCGTTACAGAAAGGTTAGTTGCGCCTGGGTCTGTATTGTTGCCTAATGAAAGACCGCCTGAACTAAACAAGCGCATCTTTTGTGTGCCATCGGTATAAAAAGTATGGTTAGCAGCGCCACTAACAATATAGTCAAGTGAACCTAGAGAAACACCCAAACCAAAAGTTCCAGATGCATCCCAATACACACGAAGTTTTGCGTTTGCACCAGCGGTACTACTGTATGTTCCGCCTAAGTCAAGGGTATCTGGAGTTGCTGTAGAAGTTGAGGTAGTAGCACCAACGGAAACTTTGAACCTTGGTGTAGCAGTACTAATACCTACTCTATTATTAGTAGCATCTACAAACAGAACGTCTGTGTCAAAAGACGAGTTAGTTGTACCTACGGTTACGCCGTTAAAGGTACCTACGTTTCCAGCGAAAGAACCTGCTGCGCTACGAGAAACTATTGTTGATGCGCCATTGGCATCAGAAGCTGTAGTCCTAGCGTTGGCTACTGTGCCTGTAGATACGTTTGATCCGTTAAGAGCAGTCAGAGCAGAACCATTACCAGACACAGAAGTAAAGGTTCCCGCATTTGCAGTGAAGTTGCCTGACGAATCACGGGCTACGATTGTGCTGGCACCGTTGGCAGAAGCCGCAGTTGTCCTAGCATTATCTAAAGTTCCTGAAGTTACATTAGAGGCATTGATTGCTGTTAACGAAGTGCCGTTACCTGATATGTTGGTAAAGGTTCCAGTCGTACCTGTAATTACATTCCCAGAAAAAGACCCGTTAGCATCGCGAGCCACAATCGTGGAAGCACCATTGGCAGAAGCAGCAGTAGTCCTGGCATTGTCTAAAGTTCCTGTGGTAATTGCCGTAGCGTTGATAGCAGTAAGGGCAGAACCGTTCCCAGAGAAAGATGTACCTGTTATCGCCCCAGCAGCGAATTCACCAGAAGCTCCCCGCAGAACAATAGTAGAAGCGCCATTACTAGAAGAAGCGGTAGTTCTCGCATTTGCAATAGTCCCCGAAGCAATGTTGGAAGCATTGATATTTGAACCGCCAGACAGATCGCCAATAACGGCAGCTGTTACAGTATTAGCGCTAAAGTTACCACCAGAATCACGCTGAACAATAGTAGATGCCCCGTTAGCAGAGGCAGCCGTAGTACGTGCGTTGGCTATG